CCACAGTCGTGACGCGGTTAAGCAACGTCGGCATCGTCACGCCGCCTGCCGCCTCGACCAAGAGCTGCGTGCCAGCCGTCTCAGCACTGGGGCCAGCCGGGCGTGCCGCGCGAGCTTGCTCGCGGTACTTTGCCTGGCGCGCCAAGTCCTTGCGGATGTTTTCGACGATATTGACTTGATCGGGCGTGAGCACGTCGGAGAGCTTTTCATAGCGCGGCGCGCCCGCAGCAGCACGCTGGATCGTCTGCGGCGCGGCTTCAACAGCCCCCGCAAACGCTGCCGGGCGGAGTTTTTCTTCGCCTTGCAGCGCTGAAGTCAGTTTGCTCTCAAGGTACTGACCAACTTCCATCTGGTTAATTGGCTTGCTACGCGCCTGAAACGCGCTGCGTGCCGTGCCATATTCCGGCACTTGGCCTTCTAACCAGCTAATAAACTCTTTGCGCGTGCCGGCGATTTTGCTGGCTTCAACTTTGCCAATGCCATAAGTCGCGGGGTTTTGCACCAAATCATCTAGCGCCATTTTAACGTAGTGCATGTCGGCAGCGGTATAACTACCGCTTGCACCAAACGACGCGCCTTCTTCTGCCGCCAAGTCTTTAGCGCGGTCAAACGCTTTTTTCACTGACGGACGCGATTGCAAGGCTTTAAGCGTAGCGTCTTCGGCGACGGCTTTGGCGCCAGCCTGCCCGTAAAGCAAATTAGCTTCAGCCGCGCGGGCCATTCTAGCCGACGTAAGCTGTGCCTCAGTGCCGCCCACCTCGCGGATAGAAGCCGCGCGAGCGGCGTCTTGGGCTTGTCGGCGTGCCATGTACGCGGAGGGCAGAATCTTCTCTGCCGACTCTTGCAGCGCCGCGAAGCGCGTTGCGCCTACAGGCGCTGCGGCTTCGCCAGCCGTCGGTATGGCGCCCGGTACGATCTCAGGCTGCTGGCGCAGCGCGTTGATGATCTCGGGCGCGCGGCCTTCAGCGGCCTCAAGCAGCACGTTGGCCTTACCACCGATTGCTGCGCGTTCCAGCGCGTTAATACCAGCACGGCCTGCCATTGCAATAGGCGCCGTAATGACGCGTGTGGGGTCCGTAACGCGAGAGACGGTGCCAAGCACTTGACCAGCACGCCCCGGCGCCGCTACGGCACCCGCGCCCGCTAGCGTAGACACGTCGGCGGCGAAGCCAACGGGGTCTGTAGCAATGGTGTTCTTGAGCGCCTCAACGCTGCCGTAACGGTCGCGGTAGACACCGCCGACTGCATCGGCTTTTGCAATAAACTCCGCAGCCTTGTCGGGTCGCGCCATCCACTCTTGCGGAATAAACCGAGCATACGCGCCGGTCAACACTTCGCCGAGTTCTTCTAGCGTCTCGCGCGGACGCGTGACTGCCGTGTACAAGCCTTTAAGCATTTGCATCCCGCTTTCGGGAATGTTGCTAATGGCTTCTCGTCCGACCTGCGACCATGTGCGCCCGGTCGGCATGACATCCTGACGCTGTTGAGCCAAGTACGCATCGGGGTCAAACGCCGGTGCGGTAGATGGCTTCTTTTGCGCCAGATACGCGTCTGGATCAAAGGCCATAGTTAACGTGCTCCAAGTCGCTGCTTGATTTGCGCCGCGCGCGGATCGCGCGGATTGGAGTTAGCCCAGTTAAGAGCTTCTTGATCTGCCGGCGACAACTGCGCTGCCGCGCGGCGCTCAAACTTAACTTCGGGATAATAGTCCAGCACTTCAGGCTCTTTCTTAGCCAGCATATCGCGTTCTTTGTTGTAGCGATTGATGACATTTTCAGCCGACTCGTTATTGATGCGAATAATGCGTCGAATGGATTCAACCGACAGCGTTTCTTCGCCTGCCGCAATCTTCTTAGCAAACTCACGGTCAGCATCCGAAAGGCCCGTACCGGCACCAAACGCCGTAATACGCTCGGCAACCTGTTGGCCCACGCCCGCAAAGTATGATTCGGTTGCCGACACGTCAATACCCACAGCCTTAGCAACAGCCAGACGCGCGTTAGCCAACGTGCCCGAAATAAACTTCGGATCGTTGAGCAACGGCGCAAGTTGCTCAGCGTTTTGCAGCGAAGACACCGCCGACTCTGCTTTAGTGCGGAAGTCATCCAAGCGCTTGCCGGCGGTTTCGCCCAGCGTTTCGCTAAATTTTTTGCCGGCAGGCGGTAGGTTAACCGTGGTGCGAGCCGCGCCCGCACCAGCGATGCGAGCCTTTTGCGCCTCAACCGCAGCCGACATGGGTATGAACAGCTTGGCCCGTTCAGCCGGCGGAATCTGCGACAAGAACTGGCCGCGCAGCGCAGCCTGAAGCTGCATAGGGTCGTCCGGCAAGGCGCTAGCAGCATAATCGCGGAACTGCGGCACGATGGTGCCTTGCGCGATCATAAAGTCTAACTGGTCAAGCACTTGATCTTTGGTTGGGGGCGCTTCGCCGTACGCCAAATCGCCAAGCGTTTTCTGGAACCGGCCATAGTTTTCGTCGGCCTGCTTGGCTTCAAGACCGCGAACCTCAAGGCCCGTCTTTTCTGCCGTGGCGCGCTTACCTGCGATGTCGGCAAACGAGGCGGCCATCTCGGCGCCAGGCTTGCCAAATCGCATAAGCTGGTTTTGCGCTTCAGCCGTGGTCAGGTCAGGCGTAGCCAAAAGAAAGTTACGCAGCTCGGCTGCACGCTGGGCTTCGGCCATAGCCGCTTCGTCCACCGCGCGTTGCCGTTTTGCGGCGCGTCCCGCTTCTAGCCCCTGCACGTATTGGCCAAGGACATTGACGGGCTCCAACTGGGTTGCACCGATAACTGCCATGACTTAGCCTCCCGTACCGTATTGGCCGGTGTACGGTATGGCAGAGCCGCCATACGGGCCCAAATTCTGCCCGCCGCCCGGCGTGCCGCCGGTTGGGCCAAAGTACCCGCCCCGATAGAGGCCGTATCCCATAGCGCCTTGTCCCAGCGCCTGCGCAAGTGCGTTCGCTTGGCCGAGATAGCCCGACGCGCGAGCCTGCCCGGCGCCCATCATTAGGTTGCCGATGTTAGAGCCCATTTGGCCGGCCTGTCCGGCGACCTGCTGTGCTGTTGCCATGCCGCCGCCGTAGAGGCTGCCGAGTGCGCCAAGGCGCGTGCCCATCAGCGCCTGTGCGCGGTTAAAGGCGTTCATGTACTCTTGCGAGCCCATTTCCTGCCCGTACCGCACGCCGGCGCGGATAGCGCCGCCGCCAAGGTATTGCCCGCGCGCCGACTGCATACGCTCCAGCGCCTTCTCGCCTTCGGCCAGACGGAACGCATAGCCGGGGTCGGCTTGCATCTGCTCTGCCGTAAACGGCGCGCCGATTGATCCGTAGCCGGGGGTGCCGGGCTCGCCGCTAAGCCCCAGCATACGCATCAGCTCGTTCTGCGATGTAATGCCTGCTTGGCGGAACGGCTCCTGAAGCTCTACCTGCCGTTCAAACGTCTCGCGCTGCACTTGTGCCGCTTGCTCAGCGGCCTGAGTCTGTGCTTTAGCCGCTTTACTAGCGCCTTTAGAAGCGACGACGCCGCCGATAACGGCGCTGCCAAGGATTGCTGCTGCGGTTCCAATGGCCATTACGCCACCTCTCTCATATACGTGCGTTCCATAGGACGAAACCCTTTTCGTGCATACAGGCTAGCCATCTTGCCTGCGCGGTCATCTTCAAGGGCAATCATAAAAAGTGCTGTCGCGTTTTTTGCGATTGCCCACGATTCGATCGTATCGTACATGGCTTGGCCGGCTCCTTTGCCCCGCGCTTCGGGGGTCAGCCACCACCACAACTCCTGCACTACCATATTGGTTGGGCTGAAGTACATAGGGTAGAACAATGCGCCCGCGATGCCAATAATTTTGCCATCGTCTTCGGCCAACCAAACACCTACCGACGGGTCGTGTATGGCGCGTAAGTAAAAGTCTGAATAGCCGTCCACGTCAAACGGGATAACGCCGTGCATCGGGGACGCCGCATGAAACGCCTGCGCGAGTGGCAGGTAACGCGGCAAGTCCTCAGCAATGGCGTTACGGACGATCACGAAATCTCCCGCCCCGAAGCGCGGATGTTGATGGCCGTAGCTGTGCCGGCCAACGTCGAAATCGTCCCGCCCGGCGCAAGCACCTGCCCGACCAGCTCAGGAAACGTGTACGTCTCAGACGGCAGAAGCGTTTTGGTCTTAACGATCAGGTTCTGGTTGCCGGCGTTATCAAAGGCCGTAACGAGGTTGACCGATAGCGTGGCCGCCGAGCTGCTGTAGTTGGTCGCAGTAAACTTGTCAATGATGGCCGACACGTTAGTCGCCGTGTACTGCGTCGTTTGGCTGTTTTCGGCAATTTTTGCCGGTATGAGGACTCTTACGCTAACTGCCATACGTCACCTTAGAATGTAAAGACAAACCGCACGCGACCCGAAAGCCCCACGTCGCCGTCGAAGAAGAACCCGCCGTTACCGCCTGCACCTGCCGTTAGGCTAGCATCGCCGGCAATACCTGTGGCGCCTGCTTGCGTAAAGAACGCTCCGCCATTACCCGGCGTGTTCGTCGTGTTGCCGCCCGTAGCCGTACCGCCAGTGCCTTGCTGAGCAAACTGGCCCGAGTCGCCGCCGTTACCGCCGCCGCCGGTCATCGTCGTAATCGTATACGTGCCGCTTGACACGTTGGAGAACGTGCCTGGTTCGCCGTTAGGCGAGAAGCCCGTGCCGCCGATCCCGCCTGCGCCGACAATATAATTGATGGTTTTGAGGGCGTCGCCGCCGCCCAGCACCAAAATGGTTTTGCTGTAGCCCCCACCGCCACCACCACCGCCGGGGAATACTTCAGGCTCACCGGGAGCGATTTCGCCTAAGTAGCCGTACCCGCCGCCGCCGCCCGCGCCCCAGACTTGAATTGTTACGCCCGTCGCGCCCGAAGGAATCGTAACCGATCCCGACCCTGGCTCAGAAAAATCGAACACGCCAGCCCCAGCGCCGCCGGTGCTGCCGTTGATAAACGCAACAAGAGTAGCGCCGCTCATTAGGTCAAACCCGCTCCACTGATAAGCCACGCAGTCGCGCCGATCTTGATGCAGGTCGCCACGCCGTTTCGCGCAAGTGTCCGCGTGCCGGTCGTAGTGCTGTTAACCAGCGTCAAGGTGTCAGAAGTAATGGCAATCGACAGCGCAGTGCTGTTGACGTTAATCACAATAAACACCGTTCCCGTCGGAAAGGGTACAGCAGAGTTGGCTGGAATGGTCAGCGTCACGCTGCTACCGTTCATTACGATAGTTTTGCCGGCATCCGAAGCAACCAACGTATAGCCCGTCGTTTGGCTGTTAAGCGGCGCCTCACGGTATCCAACCGGGTAGTTCGTGTTGCTCGGCGCGTTGTCGGGAATCAGCACCGTGCCGGTAAAGGTTGGGCTGGCAATCGGTGCGTAGGTTGCAGCAGCGGTCGCCGAGGACAGCGCATCCGTGATGCCATAACCTGCCAACGTAGTCGGTGTGCCTGAAACGTTAGACCAACTAATACCCGAGACCGTCAAATCGTTGACGCCGGAAATGTCGTCGTATGTGCCGATCTGCACGCCAGCGGCATTTTGCAGCACAAACTTATAGCTAACCGCTTCCGTTAGCCAAATCTCCGCCGGTACGCGCCCTTCAGAGTTGAGCACAATCGGATTAGGGTGCGCAGTGCCACCACCAATGCTGGTGTAGGTTGCCTCGGGCGTGGTCGTGCCTGCCGTGTAGGTAAAGATGCGACCGCCCGAAAGCGGGTTGCCCGCACCGTCAAAAAACTGCGCGCCGGCACCGGCCAGCGGGGAGAGAAACACGGTCATATGTACACCTGCATCACGGTTAAGATGACGGATGGAATAGCGGGCACAGGGCTAGAAGCCGCAAAGTGCTGCAACTGCACGTCAAGGCTGTCAACGGAAAAATATAGCTGAAAATAGTCGCCGTTGGATAGCGGCAAAAAATAGTTTGCTGCGGAGAAAAGTTCGGCGTCATTACCCTGAATTTGAATCAACGAACCTGAATTAGCGACGGCTGTGCCATTGATAGCTGGCCAGATATAAAACTTGCCGCTGCCGCCCGAAGTCTTGTCCACCTGAATAGAAAACTGCACGTTGTAGATGGCAGGCCGCGAGACCTTGATTTTGCTGTTGTCAGCCGGGTCGCGGTAAATGCCGTATGCCGTATCGGCGTTATTGTACGTAATGGCCTTAGCAGTGTTGATTGTGGTCGCCGCTTGCGTTTGCGTAGAGAAGAACGACCCAAAACTTACAGGCGTAAACTCTAACCGAGGTGGGCGCAGCTCTAACGCTTCAACCCTTGCCTGCGTAGCAGTCAGCTCAGCCTCAGTCGCGGCGTCGCTGTACGGCGCTAACTCAAGGTCAGCAAGCGAGATGGCGGTCGTGCCGCCGCCGGTCAGTTGGAACTGGTTGTTAAGAAACCGAAACCACTCGCGCGAAATGACGCCCGTTCGCTCGTCCACAAACGGCACGCGAGGCGCCGGAATGTTAGTCGTATTGGGTACGGTCATGCGGTCGTCGGGCTAAGCTGTAGCTCCGCTCCCATAATCGCTACGATAACGGGATCGGTTCCCGACACTTCATACACGCGGTCGCGCGACTTCATCGTCGCGCCGAGGCGGCGCCAGATGACGCGGGTTTGCGTAGCGCCGATTGGCCCCATGTCGCGCCAATATTCATTGCTCCAAGTGTGCCCACCGTCGTCTGACCAGCGCAGCATAACCTGCGGATCGGTGCCGACGTTTGGGCCAATCAGCGCATAGAGCGAGCTTGGTGTGGTGTTAGGCGCTACAGCTTGGTTGGTTTCAATTTCTATAGCGCCCTCGGTGGATAGAATCAAATCCAGCGCCGACGACGACGCGTCGCCCGAAAGGCCCACACCCGTCTGGCAGTCAAGCTGCAACTGGTGATGGATTGTGCGGGTAAGATTGTTTTGCCCGGTTGGCAGCGCGCGCCAACGGCGCAGCCATTTCTGCACAACACCGGCATCTAAGTAAACGTCCAGTTTGAACTGGTAGATGTTGCCGTTTTGGTAGTCGCCAATCGTCGGATAACCATTGAAGGCCGCATGGCAGTTAGACCGATGGCGCTTGTACTCGCCATTGACGAGCGCAGCACGTTCGTGCCAAGCGCCGGTCGCGGCGTCAAACACCCACGTCGTATCGGCGGATGGAAAGATCAACACGTAAAACGCGTGGCCGTCCTGCTGGTACGTGTAGGCCAGCGCGTCGGACATATCGCTGTATTGCTGAATAGCAAACTCAACGGCGTGTGTTGATACGCGTACGGCTTGGTAGCCATTTGCGCGGTAAACGACCCCACGCCCGCGAGCATCCGCGCCAAGCCAAAAGATCGTATTGTCGAGCTTGGCGACCGAGTACGGCGCGATGCAGCCGACTTCGTTGTAGGCGCCTTGGATGCGCTCTAACGGAAAGTCGATATTGCCCGAGTTGTACCAGACTTCGGTTGAGTTAGTGCCAAAAAGCCACGCTTCGCGGTGGTCGATCATAACGGCTACAAGGCCGTCAGGCGAACCTTCCGCTGACGCAAAATCAAGCGGGTCAATAGATAAACCGTCGAGCAGCTTTGTCACCCAAACGCGTTGGCTATCGGGCTCGTTGAAAACAAAGTACCCATCCAGATACCCTACGGTGACGGCACCGGGGAAGTCTGGATCGGTAATCTGCGCAAAGACGCCTGTGGTGAAATTGTAAATGTATCCGTCTGGGTTACAGGCTACAAAGAGCTGCAAGCCGTTGTCGGCCATAGATACCGGCCCCGTGCCCGTAATGTCGCCGAGCTTAGTGATCGTAATGTTCGGCGTCATCTTAAACAGCTCATTGCCCGATGCAATGTAGATGTCGTTCTCGCGGTTCCAAAGCCCGCGAATCGGCCCTGATCCAACAGATGCGATCAGCTCCATGCCAGGGCAACGCTGCAAATATGCCGGCTCTTTGCCGCCCTCGGGAATGACTTCGGGGTACAAGTTGACCATGCGCGCGTCAGCCGCGTTTGGGCTGCGCACCACATACGATGACCCGAGGATCGGTGTCTTCATGGCTTAGGCGACGGTAGCGCCGTTGTTGGACACAATCCACCAGTCGGTGCCGAGGAACTGTAACAAAACGCTTTCGCCGACGGCGTTAAACGTAATCGTCGTGCCGTTGCCAAAGTTTGTCGGCGTCAGCACGCCCGTGTCAGCGCCAGCGGTCTCGGCCACATAGACAATAGCCTTGAGCTGTCCTGCCACACCGTCCGCCAACGTCAGCGCGTCGCCGGTGCCCGTGGACGTGAACGCCGTAGTCAACGTCGTGACGTTGACGGCGCCGGGGCCAGAGAGCGCTTGCACGCTGCCGACCACAGCGCCTGCAAAGGTCTGCGTGCCGGTGAACGTCTGCGCAGCGTCAGTGCGAGCAACTGACGCGCTCGTAGACGGGAACGTCATCGTCGTCGCGTCCGTGCCCGCAAACGTAATCGAGTTATTGCAGGTTAGCGTCTTGCCGTTGGCAATCGTTAGCGTGGCCGACGTAGCCGGAGCGGTGATTGCTACCTTGTTGACGCTAGTAGCCGTAGCTACGCCGAGCGCTGGCGTTACCAACGTGGGGTTGGTCAACGTAACGCCTGTAAATAGGTTGGTGTTAGTAATCTTTTTGGTCAGATTGCTCTGAACCAGCACAAACTCGTCCGCGCCCGAAGACGAGGACGTAGCCGGAAGATTATTGATGGTGATTTTTGTCGCCATGATTAGAAGTTCCCGGCGTAGATGTTATAACGGTTGCGCCGTGCCATGAGACTGTACGGCATAGCCATGAGATCGTGCGGGTTGTTAATGCGCTTCAAGTTGCGCTTGCTGTACATGGCAACCCGACGCACTTCAGCAGGAGGTTCCACGTTGAACTCCGGCGCAAGCTCAAGGGCCAAGTTGTACCGAAACGCTCGCAGATAGCCTGGCGGGAACGCCAAGTCCGTTTCAAGCGTTGTCGGGTTAGCCAACGGCTGCACCGAGATGAAGTGAAACTCCAGCATACGATTCGGTACTGGATATACCGACAGCGTAATGTTGGGGAAAGTGTTGTTAACAAACAGCACTTGCGGATACGTGCTTTGCACCGTTTTAACCGCAATATTGTTGTACTGCAACTGGTTAATAAATTTAATGCCGTACGACACGTTAGTCGTCGGGTCGCGGAAATAGGTTGAATCTTCCAGCAAAATCGGACGTTGCGTAGTCGCGTCGTCCACGCCGATATAGTCGTCTCCTTGCGTAACAATCGGGGTGTCCGATTGGTTAGCAAGAATGTATACAAAGTCGCCCGTAGGGCCGAGCGTGCGAATCCGCGCGCCAGCTTCCCAGTAGTAGGTTTGATCTTGCGTGCAAAACACCGCCAAACGCTCGGTGCTCCAGCTATCAATCATCTGGTTAAGCGCAACGAGGTTGTCTTGGTAAACGGCTTCAGGCAATACGTTGCCCGAATTCACAAGCCCCAACAAACGGTGCGCACCACTTAAAAGCTCACGGGTAGTTGCCATGGTTCACCTAGATCGGGGGCATGTTAAACGTCGTGTTCGTATTCGGCACGTTATCGGTCTTGTTAACCGGCAACGGCTGGATGTTTGTACGAATTAAGCTGTCAAGGTCAGCGCGCAGGTTGGCGATGATCTCAGGTTTAACCTGTGAGCCGTATTCCGGTGCTAGCTCCATAGCAAGCGAAAGTTCTAACAAGCGCTGATAGCCCGGCGGTAAATACTGCGTAGACACAAGCGTGGCATATTTGCCAATCATGCGCTCGGCTTTAATAAAAATCTGAGGCGCCGGCGCTACAGGCGTGGGGTACACCAACACTTGCCCGTAAGGGATGTTGGGCCGATACAACAGTTTGGTCGGCGTGCCAGTGACCGCTTTATTAACAATGTTAGTCCAATACTGCTCGGTAATCAGTGCCAAAGGCGTATCCACATTCGACGCGCGTACAAACGCGCCAACGATGCGAATAGGCCGGGCTGTTACCCAGTTGGCTGCGGGGGACGTATCAGGATCGTTTCCGATTGTGTACGTACTTTGCCCCGGCGAAAGAAAGAATTGTTCCGCCTGCGTGCAGAAGTAGTACTGCGGGTTCGCCGAAAACGAGTCGATAATAGAGTTCAGGCTGTAGAGCGAATCTTGCGCTTCGTCAGCCGTCGTGGTTTCGCCAGACGCCAAAACGCCCAACAATCGCAACGACTTGTTGATAAGGCTTTGGGCTGTTACAGCCATTGTGGAGCCCTCTAGGCTTCAGCCGCTACTGCCTTGCGGCGACGCTTCAACTGATTTGGCTCCGGCGACGCAGCAGGTTCTTCCTGCGGCGCCGCCGGCTCCAAAGGATCATACTCCTCCCAACCGTGCTCGTAGTCCATAGCCGCCTCCATATCGGAGATGGCGACTTTTAGCCCGTGAACCGGGTGGCGAAGATATATGTTCATAAATTACGAAGCGAGCAACGGAACGGTGTACCAAGTCGTCGCATCATACGCCACAAGCAGCATTGAGGTCTTTGCTGCCATATCGTAAGAAGCGTTCGCGGCCAGCGCATTGATTGCATCGCCAGAGGCCGGATAGACCTTTAGCACTGCGTTCGCCGCGTCGGCGTTCTTAATAATTACCACAAGCCCTGCGGACGCCGCCGGAAGGACAACGCCCTTCGTGGCATTAGCGTCCGTTACCAACGTAAAGCCCGCCGTGATGGCGGCAGCGTTACCCTGGTTGCTGCCCGCAGCAGCGACCGTAGCAGACTTAATCACAAGACTGCCCGAAGCCGTCACCGTCGTGCCCGACACGCTTGCGCCCGAGACTGCGCCCGAAGCCGAAACGCTCGCCGCAGATACGGCGCCCGTCACCGCCGCGCTTGCGGCAGAAACAGCGCCCGTTACGGTAACGCTTTCAAACTCAGGGTCGGCGAAAGCAACACCAACTGCCTTAGTATTCGGCATTGTCAATACTCCTGTATGAAGTGCCCCCTACGGTATAACCCGTAGGGGGCGTTGCCATTACGAGATGCGATAGCAGGTCCACGTACCGTCGCCCGTCTTACGAGCGCGGAAGTGTCCCGAAGTCGCCTCGTCAACCTTCATGTTGCCGACAAGCGTCCAACCCGTCGCCGTGGCGACAGTAACGTCGTCCGTCGTCGCGTCGATGTTGATGACAAAGAAGTCAAACGCCACGTTCGGCTTTTGGGCCGACGAAACGAAGTCTTCAAGGTCAGCAACCGTCGGGAGCGTAAGGTCGCCCGCCGTGCCGTTGAAGGTAAAAAGACCGTTGCACAACTGAGCGGGAGTCGCCGTCGCCGCCGCAGTGAGCGCCGTAGGAGCGGCCTGCGGGAAAAACAGCGGCTCGCCGACGTTGCCGTCGCCAACCTGATAACCACCAGAACCATTAGGAAGTGCCATGTTTAGTTACTCCGTGAATAAGGTTAAAAATTAGCCCCAGATGCGGCAGGCCATCTGCGGACGGATCACCGAGTAGCCATACAGCACGTCGATACGGCAGGGCATACGGTCGTTGTTAATGTCGTACTGACGGACAACGCGCATGGAGATGCCGTTGTGAACCTGACGCGACGCCATGTCAACGCCCTGCGGGAGCAGGAGGTCGGCGGTGGCAAACGTGATCGCATCCTTGTGGTACACAAGGTTCTGAGCGTACTGGCCAGAAGCGGCACCCACGTAGGTCACGACATCACCGGCGGTCGGCAGCTTGCTGACCGTGGCGAGGGCGTGCGTCGGGCCGTACACAGCCGGCAGGAACTCAACATCCACGAACTCGGTCGAGGCCGAGGTCACGCTGTTCTGCACCACGAACTGCTGGAGCGCACCAGTGGACTCGCGGGTCTGCGGGTTGACCGCATACACGCCAGCGATGGTGAACACGTCGCCGGGGACAAGGGTAAGGCCGTCGGTCACGTTGTCAAGCGTCAGCTTGGTCGCACCGTTGACAAGCGTGGTCTTCACGATCGGGGTGTCCGAACGCGAGGCCGAGCCGTTGGTGTGCTGCTTGATTGACTGCGACATGTTGATCTCGTCGTAGCCGAGGATGCCTTCGCCCATCATGCCGTTCTTGAACTGGCGGCTGATCGAGTCAACCGGGTTGAACAAGCCCTTCATGCCTTCGACGAGGCCGGCATTGGCAGCCGGGTTGACGGTGGCGTAGCGCGGGGCCATGCCAGCGGCAGCTTCGTTCAGCTTCTGCTGCGCCTGCAACAGAACGAGCGAGGTGCCGGGGGTGACGCCAGGCGTACCGACCGACTGGAACACGTTCTTGTACGAGTTTGCCACGTCGGCGTCGATGCTGGAGGCGAGCTGGCTGATACGCGGCTTGAGCACGCGCTCGGCGAAGTCGTCCAACTGGAGAGCCATTTCGGCGCTGGTGAAGTTGACGCCAATATGCTTCTGCGAGGCGACGGTGAGCGTGGTGAACTGCTCGTTGTCGTCCTGAACCTGAAGCGCAGCGCCGTCGGTCACAAGAGCGCGATCCGGCAGACGGATGCGGAGGGTCGAACCGATCTTGGCACCTTCGACAGCAAAGCTGTCGTCGTACTGACGGTTGACGTTACGGGTGATTACGAGGTTGTTCTCCAGAATTTCCAGAGCCTTCCGCGTAATCATGTCAATAGTAAGAAGTGTATTAGCCACAATAAATCTCCAAAAAAGAAGTTAGCGGTTACGTCGCGCTTCCCACTGCTTAATCTGTCTCAAACGCTCGGCTTCGATCCACTCCGACGTGCTCATGTCCTTGACTGAGCGTGGGTCCGTCGTGTCTCGGGCCGGCGCGCCTACGGTTTTAGCCGTCACAGGCTTAATCGGCGGGGGCGCGTTGGTTGTTCGTTTGACCGGCGGATTGTCGGTCAATTTGACCTCAATCTTACCGATCTCCTTGGCTTGCAGGTAGGGCGACAGGCGGGAAATACGTTCAGCTTCACGGGGGTTGGAACCTAAGTAGTATGCTACGTCGGGGCCAACTTCTGAAGCCTGAATCGTCTCGGCCATTACGTTCGTAATCGGCAAGGCTTTGTTGTACACGACTTGTTCAAAGTCATCGTACTTTTCAAAAGCTGCTTCCTCACGTTCCTTATAGGCCATCAACAGCTCGCGCTGCTGCCGATCTGCCTCACGTTTGGCCAGTAACTCCTCGGCTTTGCGGGCCGCAAGGGCTTCCGCATAAGCGTCAGGGTCAATGTCCCGGTCAGGCAGCGTGGCGGGCGTCTGAGCTTGCGGCTCAGGCGCTTTTAGCGCTTGCTCTCGCTCCCACTTGCGACGTTCCCGTGCAAGTCTTTTGCCTACCAGTGCGTCGAGCTCCTCTTGGGAGAACGTCTTAGCAGGCTTTTCTTCCGGCTTTTCGGCCTCTTGGGCCACTACTTCGGGTTCCGGTGCCGCCGTGGCTGCCGGTTCCGGCGCGGGTACTTGTTCCGCTATAACTTCAGTTTCAGACATTGTGATTCCTAATGAATCCCTGGTGAGCCGCACCAGTACGGGTAAATCTTATGCTGTTGCGTAAAAGAGTCAATTGTTTTTTAGCGCAAATTTTATTGCAAAGGTCATCGTGCGGCCTCTAATGCGGCAACTCTGGCACGTAAGGATTGAATTTCCGCAATAAGTAACGGCACAAAAATTTGATGATCCATCGTTTGATACTTTGGGTTGCCATTTTCGTCTACGGCATCTTTTTCACCGCTAACCGCATACGGCACCACTTTCTGCGCTTCGTGAGCAATCAGCATCGGACGTTCCATCGTCGCGCCGTGCATCTTGCCGCGATAAACCTTCAGCGCGTCAATCGTCGCGCCTGAGTCGCCGAGCAGGCCGTATACGTCCTTAGCGCGGTAGTCCGAGGTCGTGTTGTAAGCAACCAGACCGCCTACGCGGTTGTAACTGATTGAGCCGCGACTTGTAACTGCTGTTTCCGTATCAAAATCAATAAAAACATTGTCGCCAGAAGTAGTTGCGCTCCAGATGTTAATAGTTTCGCCTATGTTATCGTTTTTAAACGCCGCCGCAGTCCCGCCACTGGCAGCAACAACGCCTAACCTTCGTCCTGACGTAATAACGTTACTGGTTGTGCCAACCAGAAAATTGCCGTTTGTTGAAATAATGCCGGTGCTATCGGCAATTGAAGCGGCAGCCGTACCGTCTTTCGCTTTAATGTTCGTGACTTCAACGTTGGTGGCATCTACGGTCGTCGCGTTAACAGTTGTAGCATCTACGGTTCGACCCGCTGTAAGATTTGCAACAGACACTTTCACAGTCGATCCCGACTGCACAATCGGCAGCACTTCTGTGCCCGCAAGCGGGGTTGTGGCGTTAGTTAGCTGCGAAATTTTTTTGTCGGCCATTTACGACTCCTTAATTAAAACCGCACGATCAACCGGTCACGGAGATCGTTAATAAGTGTACCTACCACATCAGCTAGGTCTGCCGTTGAAATAGTGTTGGCGTCTAACGTTCGGTTTGTAGCGACGTTACTGAGCGAGTATGCTTGTGTTGGCGTACTGAACTTGGTACATCCCACGGTTGCCACCAGATTGCCCGTAGTTACTACCTCCGCTACTGACGCAGCAGATATTACGTTAATTGCAACAATATCAGTTCCGCCGTTTACTTCTATGGAAGGCGTCGGTCCCCCTGGATCGCGGAAATCCACAATGTTCTGATACGTGATGCGAGTGGAGCCAACATTGTTAGTAAATAAAAAAGACGTTGTAGTCGCCGACCCTCCGCTTTTGGTGCGAACAGCGTTCATTACGGTAAGGTCTGAAGACGCGACAGACGTGCCAACATCAAAATAGCCGGGGCCGTCGTAAACAAACCCGTCCAATAAAAGATTGCTTCCGCCAATTTGACCGTGGCGAAAAGTTTGAACTGTTGCCTGTGGAACCCGCAAAACTATGTTTCTAAACGCGCCGCCAGAACCGCTTAGTACAAGAAATGTTCTATTAACCGTCGGAAACGTTGTTACGATATTTTTTGCGTTGATTACAAGATTATCAACATACTGATTCGCCTGTGTTGAATCACCAATCCGAACCAAGTTTGTTCCGTTGTTAACGCCGACCCAACTATTTGACGTAACTTCGACAATTACATCTGAGATGTAATTTCCTACACCAGTACAATTAACGTTGCAATTACTGAAAAACGAGCTTTTTAGTGTCAAGCCAGAATTTTGAGTAGACGATCCCCCAAAAGACTGAATTCCAATTGTGTTGTTTGCGCCACCCCACACTTGAACATTGTCAATAACAATGTTTTCGTAATCAGTTGCTACAGGCCCGGTAGAAAAAATTCCTGCGTCGTAAACTTGATTAAAATAACAATTTTTTAGCGTAAAATTACGCAACGGATCAAACGAACTGGTAGAAAAAAACGATAATCCATTTGTTGCATGGGAAACAAACAAACCTTCAACCAATGCTTCGCGGTTGTAATCGGGACCAGGAGTCCATGTAATACCGTTGTAAACGGGTTTTGCAGCCGAAGCAAACACTTTAAGATTGACCACCTTACTGTTGCTAGTTAAGTCAATCGGGCTTGTCATTGGATACGGTAAGTCGGCTGCATAACATTCATTGTCATAAGCCGTCGCTCCAGATGTGCGAAACTTAAAACACCGTTTTGACACATTTTTAAATACGCAGTCAGAAACATGAACGCGTATTTCCGGCGTGTTAGCATCGCCGAAGGTGCGGATCGCATCAGCGTCATTAAATTCAATCTGGTCGGCAACGCTCAACCCCGTAGCGCGGATAGTTTGAATGTTGTCAAAAGTGCAGCCTTCAATGGTGCCTTGAGTAACTATCGTTTGCGCGACAGGACCGGCATTCATGTTTTCCGGTAAAAAACATACCCCACCTATGAAACCACCGCCCACAAACGCTGGTGTGACGGGAACCGTGTTGATGCCGTCGTTGTATTTAATTAGGTCTTGAAACAAACAGTCGCGGAATTCAAAATTTAATACGCCATACGGGCTAATTAACACCGCATACGTTTGATTTAAAACGCTTGTACCCCAGTTTCTGCCAGTAATTTTTTTAAACGTGCAATTTCTAAAGACAGGACGTTGCACATTATCGTTAACCCAGACTAATGCGCTTCGAGGCTGTTTTTCGTTGCCGTGAAAAATGACGTTTTCAAAAGTTACGTTGTTAGCCGTAATGTTGGCAATTCTTTCAGTATTGGCACCATTAAACAACAGTGTACCGTTGCAAAAAGTTTGGTTGGCTTGGTTAAAAAGTAACTTTGCGGTTAATAAATAGGTTGCACCAACCAAGTCAATAATCGGTTGGTTGCTGTCAATAGCTGCTTGAATAGCGGCAGTGTCGTTTGCCACTCCATCGCCTACCGCGCCAAAATCCTTTACGCTGACGGTTTCGCGCAATTTAGTTTGAATTGTGCGCGTTACTGCGTTAGCGCCTGCGGGCAAAAATCCAAACTGATTAATAGCCGCTTTTTTTGTAACGCCATTTTGCAACGCAGGCAAAACATCCGACGGCGAAACCGGCGAATCCGCAACAGGAAGTTCAGAAATCTTGATAATTGCCATGTCTTACTCCAGCAGCAGCAAGCCGCCGTTTTCTTGCACCAAGTTTTCGCCGTTTTCGGTTTCCAGATTGCCAAATATCACGTCGCTTGCGTAGCCCGTCAGAAACGAAGCGATGCCGCCAAGCCCTAGCCCGACCGCATTTCGCAAGCCAACTCCGAAACTCATCGGATGTTGATGGGCTTGGCGTACAAGTCGCCGTCAGACCCCACGCGAATCGCGCTCACGCGCCACGGGGCGCCTGTTCCTTGTGGAACAATGAACGGGATCGGCGTGTTAGCCGGAATCGGTGTGCTGGAAGTCGTCGCAGTGACGCCTTCGCCCACGACCACATACGCCGCTGACGTACACCACACAACGACACCCTGCGGGCCAGACTGCCACGTCGCAGTTGAGCCCGCCGTGCCCGTGTACGCTACCGTACGACCGGGGTATACGGCATCGGCCATCGGATTAAGAAGTTCCATGCTCTACCCTCACGCTAAGAAGCGCAGTTTGTACAAAGTGCTCAAGTAAAGAGCCACAATTTCGTCAATAATGTTCTGAATTGCAGTCTCATCTTCGTCGCAAAACTTGTAGCGATTTGCTTCAATTTCAGCCAAAGACTCCTGCAAAAACTCAATCACGTTGCCGGTTTTTTTGGCCGATTGCAACGTAATCGGGCCGATTAGGCCATGACGGCCCTGATAGGCTTCCGCGAACGTGTCGGCCAAATCTATTACCTTGTCGTAAAACGATCCCAGAGCTTTGTGCTTAGCATAACTACGCGTATTAAGATGCACCGAATGGGTGACATCCCGCGCTAGGAATAAATGCCCGACAAAATCTGCTGGTTTCATTGCGGCGGTAACTCCGTGCCCATTTCAGGCATTGTCCGTTGGGCGGTCGGCGGCACAAGCTCGCCATTGCTCATCATACCGGCCAAAGTGCCCATTATGATGTCCTGAATCTGCTGCTCATTCAAGCCGCTTTCGACTGCCTTAATGCGGTCGGTCTCAGCGCTATACGCCTTGACCTCCGCCTCAAACTCCTTGATCTGCACCTCGCGGGCTTCCATAGACTGCTGCACGCGCTGGAGCATCTCTTGCATCATCTGCATTTCCTGCGCCATAACCTGCATCTGCTGGTTGGCCGCCTGGAGCGCCGGGTCTTCCTCGTCCGCCAAAAGCTTCGGATCAATGACCTTCTGGAGCCGCTTGCTGATTTCTTGAGCGCCCGGCCAGTCCATGTTCTTGACGAACAGATCGCCTGCCACCTGCCACAAGTTCGGGTTGGCCTGCAAAATTTGCCCCATGGCGTCCATGGCTTCCTGACGCTTGGTCGCGTAGGACGGGCCGGTCGTGACCGCCACGTCGTACTTACCAACCGACGGGTTGTAAATCTTCTCAATCACAATACCCGCCTCGTCCATTAACCGGCGGACCGGCTCGGCCTGCATCGGGTTGATCTTGACCGTTGCGGTCTCTCCGTCGATGCCGATGATTCGCGCGATACGCTGGGTATCGTAAATCTTCGGAATCAAGTCAACGAGTTGGCGCGTCCCATAGCGAATGGCCCGAGCTAGGTTATCTACAAAGTGGTATGTGCCTGTGTCGCCTTGCCGTTCACGCGCCAAAATGGCCCGACCCGTGCGCTCATTGGACCGCATACCGAGGCTGGCATCGTACTGGCCGGTTGCGGCCTTGATGTCGTCGGCAGCGCCCATCTTCGCCTGGATCAAGCCCGTCTGGGCAAGCGGCGGCGGGGCACGTTGTGGCAGCGGCAGGACTGCGCCCTGACCGTCTGTCACGTCGGGATTAACTTCTAAGTACGGCCAGTTTGTTGTATTGGCCGTCTTCCATTGCTGTTCGTAGCCTTCAAACTGACCGCCGTAGCCGATAAACGGCGCCTTGGGCGCGAGGGCCAGCATCTCTGCTTCCTGCGATACCCAGTAGTTGTACATGCGCTGGGCGTCCTTGGCGTTGCGCACCAAGCCCGACACGTACATGCGGCCTTCAACTTCAAACTCGTTGCCGATCACACGAATGACCGGAATCCACTTGCCCGGCCACTCGCTTTCTTCAAGGATTTCGTAGCCGTTGGTCTTAACCCATTTGACGCGTTTTACGTCAACTTCGCGCTTGCGGATTGGCTGAAGGCCAAGCATTTCCAGCTCTTGCGCTTCGGGCGATCCTTCAAACGCCGTTTGGTTGCCGGCGTACAAATTCAGCGTTTCGCGCGTGTGTTCTTTGTAGAAATACTCCGCGATGCGGACCGTATTCTCGTTAATCCACTGCGATAGCGCCTGATCGCCTACACCACGCTGCAAAACCGACGAAATCGGCTCTGCGTTGGGGTACATGCGCTCAAAATCCGCCTTCGGAATGTCCTCGGTGATGAAACACCACTCCGCATCCGCACCACAAGGGTCTTGGATGGTCGGGTCCATGTACACACTGAAGCTATTTCGGATGCGGCCTATGCGAAGGTCTTGATCAAACGTGTTTTCGTCGCAGTATTCCGTCAAAATGCGGAAATACCCTTCGCCGTAGGTGACTTGGTTGTCACAAGCCGTGTCGTATGCGACATCCGCATCCGAAATATACTCAATATGACGGACAATTCCGTCAAATATCTCAGCAACCTCAATATCCGCCTTGTCATCGACCGGAATGACCTTGCCAGAAGGCCGATTCTGACGCTGATCGTTGGTCACTTGCCGCACATGCTGCGGCAGCTTGTTGATCGTTAGGCACGGACGGGCGTTGACCGTCTGTCCTTGCACCGAGCCGCGCGTCGCCAACACGTCTTGGGGCCACTGCCACTGATTGTCCGGCGATCCTGCCATGAAACGCAGGTCATCCAGCTCGTCTTCTCGGCTGTCAGAGTACGCCGAGAGGGCCATTGTGAGGCGCGAGCGCGCCGTGGCCAGTACATCGGCTGGGTCGCGGGAGGCTTTGCCCCGGTTGGTCGGCGTGTTGGCGACGCGAGCGGCGCCTCTAAGCCCTGTAGGGTCTTTTGCCATTATTTGCGCTTCTTACCTTGTGCCTTACGCTTGACCGCATACGCGATCGCCACGGCTTGCTTCTGCGGCTTGCCACGCGCCATTTCCGCTTTAATGTTTTTGCGAAACGCGCCTTTGCTGGCAGACTTGACAAGGGGCATACTTACTTCCTCTTTTTGGCCGTTTTGGCCGACTGACGGAACGCCTTGGCGGTCGGCGCTCCCTTACTACCGGGTTTGCGCATCTTCTCACCGCTGCCGGCTGCGATGCGCGCCCGCTTAGCGTGAATGTTCGCGTAAAGACCTTTCTTACTAGCCATTAGCCACACTTCCAGCGTCTGAGCGACGCTCTTGCTCGTTCAGCCGGCCCCTTGGCCTTAGCCACCACGCCCTTCATGCGCGCACAGAACGACTTCTTACGCCCTGCGTCCGCCTTAGTCTTGGGGTTGGGCGCTGGCGCCTTGAGCTTACTGCCCGTAGCGCGGTTGTACTTCGCTCGGCCCTTGGCCGTCAAGCCTGCGCCCTTAGACACGGGCTGCTTCTCGCCTCGTCCCACCGACAGACTGACCGACTTGCGTGCCATCAGGCTCCCATCCAACTGCTAGCCATGCCGTTGCCGCCCTGCCGGGCGACCACTCGTCTTGGCGCGTCGCGGGCCTCACGGCTAGCGAGCGGGTAGGCGAAGGTGACGGCGAGGGCGTCTGCCGCATCGGGCGACGCTTGACCTCTAGCCTTCATCTCCTTCTTACCCTCCAAGAAGATCGTCCCTGACGAGTTAGGCTTGACGTGCGGCCCGCACAGGTCCGACTTGAGTAGCCGATCATGCGGGATGCTCGCCGTGCGTAGCCATTCTCGCATGTCGCCCCACATCTCGGCGCGCTTGTTGCCCCACATCACAGGGTTCTTAGCCTTCCAGCCAAAGTTTACCCCACGAACCTTATACCGCTGCTCTTTCAGCCGGTCAAGTATTCCGTAGCCGAGACCGCCCTCGTCTATGACCGTAAGCGCTGGATTAAATTCTTCAATCGCGTCGATGACTCGGCCAACGGTCGCCATCGTGTCTTCTCCCCGGTAGCGCTTGATCGCCACCACGTCGCGCCCTTGTCGGACGACGATGACGGTGGAGTCTGCGCCGCTTCGCGCTGGATCGACTCCGATAACGCGTGGCGCTGTCTCGTCCTTGTACCGTGACCGCGCCATAGCCTCGTCCACAATTCGCGGAGCAATGAACTGGTCGTCGCCGTCTGAAGGAAACTCTCCGTAGACCTCGACTTTTGCCTGGCTACTATCTGCTCCATACTCAGCGATGATTTGCTCGTAGACGGCTTTATCCGTATCTTCAACTTGGCGGGCGTCGATGTTTTGCGTTGTCCAGAATTCCCTTTTCGCGTTGAAGCACTCATAGAAATACCCCTCGTTGCGTCGTGGGTTGCTGAAGGCGAGCCAGAAGCGGTTCGGTGTGTTCTCCGTAAAGAAGCCCGCCGTCACCGACCAGATGGGGTCTGGGATACCGCTTGCTTCGTCGAATATGACCATCACACCGTCGAAGTTGTGCACGCCCGCGTACGCGTCGGGGTTCTCCTCCGACCACAGCCGACCTTCGACTGACCAGTACCGCGTACCTTTCTTCAGGTCTCTCTCGACGATCTCCGCGAGCCATTTCGCTGGCATCACCCGCGTCGCGCTGACCTCGAACCAATGACTGTTGAGCAGCAGTGAGAGCCACTTAGTCACCTCGGCCCATGTGACCGAGCGTAGCTGCGCCTCGCTGTTAGCCGAGACGATGATGGTCGAGCCGATGCGCGTCGTTAGCATCCAGAGGATCAGCCAGCTCACCAGCGCCGACTTACCGATGCCGCGCCCCGAGGCTGTTGCCATGCGCAGCACCTCATACCCGGTCGCGTTCTTATTGCGGGCGATGTGCGCGGCCACCTTGCGCAGCACCTCACGCTGCCACTTGCGCGGTCCGCTGAACTGCGCCAGTGGCGTACCCTTCTGCCCCCACGGGAAGGCGAACAGCACGAACGCCTCGGGGTCGTCCTTGATCGCGGGCGACCAGAGCCGAGTCATCAAGAGCTGCTCGTCCTCGGGGCTATAGATCGGTAGTTGCATACTCTGCCGTCAACGCAGGGGTCGCGCGGGTGGTGGGTGCGGGGCTGTGGCTCAGTGCAGCCGGTGTATCTGACACCACTCGGCCCTCGATGACGCGAGACTCCGCCTCTTGCAGCGCCGCGATGACGCTGATTTGCTGCTTGACATCAACCTGCACCTGCTGCTTCGCCACCCAGCCGTGCACATGCTGGAGGATTGCCAAAGAAGCCTTTGAATCGCCATTGCGAGCCGCCAGACGCAGTTGGTTCGCGGCCTCAAACTCACTGTCTGCACGACCTTTAGCCTCCGCCATTTGGGCGAGGGGGTCCATTTGGCATAGTCGGCGGAACTCCGCTGGCAACATCCCCGCCGCCAAGGCAAGGCTATCACCCTTCAGCCCGAGCGCGGCAGCGTCATAAATCGCCTGAAGGCGGGCCTCAGTGGCCTTTAACTCGCGGGGCTCATACGGGAGCGATTTGAACATGTCGCAACAGTACCGTGCGCGTAAGGAATTGACAAGCGATGTGCAGGATCCCCTGCCGGGAGGCCGCGATCTCGAACATCCGTCGAGCCTGTGTGCCGGGGCGGAGATTGCCTTAGTGATGCAGCACGATTGTGCCTTCAGCTTCCTCCCGGTCGCTACCAGCGCACCTGGTCAGACACCGCAGCGAGAGCATAGTTGCGCGCGGCGTGTAAGGCAATAGTTGTTTGCTGAAAAAATAAAAAAAAAAAATTGTTCACGAACCCATTGTCCCAATGACCACCAGCTCGCGGGCCGGCCCACCCCCCTCAGTTGCAAATGATTCCCGTTTGCATTCAGCCTGGGCGTGGTGGGCAACGTGGGCTATGCCCACACGGCGCGCGGCGGTGTGGCGCGCGGCCTAGCAGGTGTGGGCAATGTGGGCAATCGGTTTTCAAGTCATGTTGTGGGCAATGTGGGCAATGCGCCGACAAGTCATGTTGTGGGCAATGTGGGTCATGGCGCGCGAAGTCGTGTTGTGGGTCATGTGGGCAATGTGGTCATCGAAAAAAAATCGGCGCGGCTCCAACGGTGCGAGCGCTACGCGCTGTATGCTGTATATCCATACAGTATATTTTTTTTACTGACTTAAAAAGAAAAAGATGACCCACAATGCCCACAACTCCACCCGCGCCCTATGTTTTCAGACCTTTGCGCGTGGGCAATCTCGCCGCATTCCATGACCCACACCATGACCCACAATGCCCACAAAATGCTACGCGCTGACGGCCACTAATATTTGTAAAATAATCCTTGACAGCCTACGCGCGCGCGTCTAATCTGTACCCATCGACAACGCAAACGGAGACAGCACAAATGGAAATTATCAAATTCTACAATTATCAGACGGCCATGATGTCATCGGTCTACCAGCTCACCTCGACCAAACCCGGCATCGGCACCGCTTACATTGTCCACCTCGACGACCTCGATAGCGACCGCCGCGTGCAACCCTCGCGCATCTTTAAAGATGTCGACCAGGCGGCCGCCTACGCTGAAAACCTGGTGGGCGCATAAGCGCCCGCCACCTCACCTGGAGCCCCACGCCATGACCTACCGTTACTCGACCGTACTCGCCACCCTCGCCGCGCCGCTACTGATCGCCGCGCCATGGGTCTACGCTGACGCGTTCATGCCCGTCTACCTTGCTGGCACGCTCGCCGCCGCATTCGCCGTCATTTCGCACGCTTGCGGCGATTGATTACAGACTGTAAGATTATTTCGTTCGATACACTAAACTAACCTATAGGACTAATCGCCATGAAATTCACCATTCCCCACAATACCGTCAAAGCTTTGTTGCTGGCCGCTGGTAAAAACGACACGCGGTATTATCTGAATAGCATCTTGCTGGATGTGCGCCCGTCCGATTCTGTATTGGTCGCAACCGACGGCCACGTATTGTTGGCGCTTCCAATAGCGCCTGACGGCACGGCCGACGACGTGCCGTATACGCCAGGCCAATACATCATTCCGCGTGACCTGCTGGAAACCGTCAAGCCAGCCTATAAAGGTGCGGACGTGACTATTGAGATTATCCACCACCCCGTCACGTTTGACGCCATCCGCCCGGATACGCCGGTTAAGCATCCGCCGACGGTGGCGATCCATGCGGGCGGCACTAAACTGACAGGCGCTCTGGTCGATGCGCAGTATCCATTCTGGCGTCGTGTCGTGCCGCTCGAGGTGTCGGGCATCGTCTCGCAATTCGACGCCGAATACATTGGCACGTTCGGGAAAATCAATAAGCTGTTAGGTGCTAAGTATTCGCCGGCCATCGCCCACAATGGCGCCGCAGATGGTGACGGCGGCGCTGCCCGTGTCCACCTTATCTGCGGTATCGGCGTCATCATGCCCATGCGATACGGCAACGCAACGGCGCTTGACAATCCGTCGTGGCTGGAAACGTCCCCATCGGCGCCCGTGTCCGCCGCAGCCTAACATGGCGAAACGTGCGGCGCCCGTGGCCGCACGTCTACGGGTGCGACCCGTACTGACGAGCCACTAACCTAAACTGAAGGACACTACGCCATGACAACCGACAACCGATACAACGGATGGACAAACTTTCCCACATGGAAAGTCAACCTTGAATTGTTCGACGGCATCGACCCGCGCGACATGTGGGCGCAAGAAGTCGCGGGCGATAGCGCCTATGACCTCGCCGTACAGCTTGAAGAATTCGCGCTTAACTTTATCGGCGACCATGTAGACGACACCTCGCCGAACGGCACCATCGAAGGATGGGCGCGTGCGTTCCTCGCCGATGTCAACTGGATCGAGATTGCCGAAAATATGATGCACGCGTACCGCGCGGAGGCCGCATGAGCGCCCATACCCCCGCGCCTTGGCGCATTGGTGACGCGGGCCTGACTGTATTTGGCCCGCCGAACGGCAACCCCTCGCCGGAAACCGTCGCGGCAACCCGTAACCGTGCCAACGCCCGCCTGATCGCCGCCGCGCCTGAGCTACTCGCCGCTTTGCGCGATTTGGTGGCTGTCACCCAGCAAAACTACGATAACCGGCATGAGCTAGCAGCGGCACTTGACGCAATCGAACGCGCCACAGGGGGTGCAGCATGAGCCCGCAACGCTGGGAGGTGCTGACCCTTATTGGCAACCACTGGGAAAACGTCTGGAGCATCGACGACGAGCCCGAGACGTTCGACAGCTACGGCGAGGCCAGCGCCGCGCTTGATGAGTACCTGCGCGACTGCCGCGTGGCGTACATCGACGGCGACATGACCGAGCCACCCCTAGGCCGCGACGCGTTCCGCATCGCGCCGCATGTGGCGGTGGCAGTATGATCCGTTGGCTGCGCGGCGTATGGCGCCGGCTGCGCGCCGTACACGACTACGACTGGCGCCGCGTGCCGCCGCCCAACTGGGCGTGCTCACGTCGGCGCTGGGGTGGCGACTATTGGTAGAGGGTAACAGTATGCACAACTTGACGACGTTAGAAGCTATCGAGTTCGAGCGCGACATAGGCCGACCGCCTGACCCGCCCATTGACCCTGAGACCATGTACCGAACGCCTGAGCGCGCGCGCTGCACGCTCAGTACGGACGAGATGCGTGCCATCCTGGGCGAGTACGACGCGGGCCACAGTACGCCTGAGCACGCGCCCGCAGTAGGCGACGCCATCGAGCCCGACCACTACAAGGTCGGCGGCATCGAGACCATCGACTATATGCGCGCTAAGAGTACGCCCGAGGAGTTCGAGGGTTACTTGCGCCTGTCGGCGCTCAAGTACCTAAGCCGCGTCGGGCATAAGAACGGCGACCACGACGCCGCGCGAGCCGAGGAGTATAAAAAGGCGCGCTGGTTCATCGACCGACTGATACAAGAGATCGACCCATGAGCGCGCCCGTAGACCGTGACGAGCTCTCGCGTGTAGTCAAGCTCTACACCGAGGCCGTGTATAAGCTGCTGCACTATGAAGCGGCGCTGCATAGCATCGCCAACATGAGCCGCGACCGTTGCGAGGACGCGCACGCCATCGCACGGCGCGCGCTGGAGCGCGTGAACGATGGCACGGCTAACAGTCACTGAGTGGTGGAGACGACGGCTGGGTCGATGGATCGACCTTGCGCGCAAGGATGCGCGCCGGCCTTGCTGGAACCGACCGCCGCCGCTCACCGCGCGGGCCACAGTACGCGCCCGCTACAATCAACTAAAGGCAAAACAGCGTGATCTACTTACTCTTGACTATCGCCGCCGCCGTGCTGATTGACTGGCTATTTTCCGACCACTGACAGCACGGGCTCTAGGCCTTCGGCCATCCGTCGCAGCTCTGACTTGCCGAGGCTCGCAAACTGCGGGTGAGCAAACACGTGCTTCTTGGTTGGGAACTCGCGCGAGTGCAAGCGCCCGCAATCGACCCAACCCGCATCACGCAACGCGTGCATGAGCGCCGCCTGTACGACCTTGACGCCAGACGGCGCGAGGCCTTGCAGACGGTCGCAAATGGAGTAGAAGGGCGAGGCGATGACGCCGCGCGCAAAGTCGCCCTGCCGCGTGCGGATCATTTCGACGAGGAACGACTCGGCGGTACTCATGGCCGACTCGATCATAATGAGCTTGGCCTCGGTCATCGGCGGCGCGGCGCCAGGGTTGAAGGCCGATACGTCGCGGGCATCGAGCCACGCGGCGACGGCTTGGAAGCCGCCCGCGTAGTACCAGCTCCAGAGCGCGCGCGCCTCGGCAGGCGGCATACGATCGGCGTCTGACCAGACGACGAACCAGCGCCGGTCATCACTCGGCAAGCTGATCGCAGCGCGCTCGTTGCTAAACGACACCACCAGTACGCGGTTGAGCGCCTCGTAAGGGTGTAAGCCCTTACGGTTGACCGTGAGCAGCTCGGGCGGCGCAGCAATGATGGGCTTGAGGCTGTTTTCAAGCGCCCGACGGTCTCGCGCCTCGGCCTGTCGCAGCTCGTTGATGACGATGACCTCAGACTCCAGCGCGTAGCCCCACTGGCTGTTGAGCTCCTCGTTGCGTACCGTGGTGACGTTGACGCGCTGATCGCCGCCGATAGACCAGAAGAACGGCGCCCAGAGCGTGTCCTTACCACTGCCAGGCTTGCCGGCGTGCAATACGGCATGGTTGATCTTTTGGTTGGCGTGCTGGCGCTTGTAGGCCATCACATCGAGCACATGCTCGCGCTCGGCGGGGTCTGGGATCATGCGCTCGGCGTGGGCGAGCCATGGCCCGACATCGCCTGCACTGACAGTAGGTCGAGCGTCGCGCCAGCGGTTGCCGTAGACGACACCGTTACGGCTAACGAGGATGGACTCGCCGGCTGCGAACGTGACGCCTGCGAGCACATGCGCGCCCATGGCCTGACGGTTCTCGTCGTAACAGACCGACGCCTCGATGCGGCGGTTGTTGTGGATGCTGTGGCACGTCACATGGCGGAACAGGGCGTTAAACGACGTGCGGGCGATCTCATGGCGCTCGGCTAAGTCAAAATAAGCATCGTCGCTCACAACGTAAGCAAAACGCTCGTACCACTTGGATTTCTCTACACGCCCCAACTCACGGCGCTCGACCTCTTTGATGACCTCGGCGGCTTCGTCTGGGTATTCTTCGGTCGGTGTGATCTTCGACAAAGCAGCCTCCATCTTCTTAGCCAGCAGGTCATCGCGCAGGCCGTAGCCCGTCTTGGGGCCACCCTCGGCCTCGACCCAGCGTAGGAACTTCTCACTATTCCAGTCGCTGCAATGCCCGTGGAAGCAAGTATAGCTGCGCGTGACGGGGTGATACCGCCCCTGCGCGTCGGCTGTGGTGTGCTCGGCGTGGTTCGGGCAGACGACGCCGTACCAGCCCTCGGGGTTGGCCTTGGCGAGCAGTAGGCCGCGCTCCTGTATCCACTCCAGCACGTTGTCGAGGCCGTCATCTTCGATGGCGATGCCGTGGATACAGGCCGTATCGACCTCGCCCGGCGTGACGCCGCAGGCTTTAACGATCTGCGTTAAAGAGAACTCGCGCTCGGGGTGGAACTCAGTCAGCACGGCGGCGAAGTTGTCGCGGCCTTCCTTCAAGTTAACGCTGCCCTCGATGCGGAAATTACGCACCGGATTCACCGCGCCGGGGTCAGTGTAGCCCGCCTCGGCCATGGCCTTGATCGCCGCGCTGAACTCGCCCTTGGTCGGCTGATCGTCAAGCCCAAAGGTGTAGCCCCACTGGAAGTTGCCGGGGCTGGTCTCTAGCTTCCACGTTGGCTCGATGGGCGGCGTCTTGCTCTTAGTGCCGATGTCATCCAGCACCATGAACGCCACGCGCTCGCAGTTAGGCGCCGACGCCGACACTTTGTCCGTCAGGCGGTCAAGGATGAAGCAGCCCGTGTTGGCGTACCACGCGCCCTTCGGGTTGCGCATGTACTTGCCGTAGAGGCCCGCAGGCCAGGTGTAGCGCGGCGTGCCGTCCTTGTGCATGAGAGGCTCGCCGTTGCGGACGATCGGCACCTGACGGACGAATAAAATTGTTTCCCCTTCGGGAGCGATACTGTTAATATATTCAGCGAACTTCATCGTGACATCTCCAGTCCTGTGTTTAAGCCCGGCCTAACCCGCCGGGCTTTTTTACTTACCATACCGTTCCATCACCTTGACTTCGGCGTTGAGCGGGAAGCCCTGAGCCCAATCAGGCGTGGTGCACATAACCTCATGCAAATGCTCGGCGACGAACTCTGCCGCCTCGCTCGCACACTCAATAACGATTTCGTCGTGCACATGCAGCACAACGTCAAACCCCATGCGATCCAGCTCGCGCAGGCTATGGCGCAACAAATCATTGGCCGTGGCCTGTGTGATGTTCTCGCAGGCAAGCCCCTTCCATAACCGTGCGCGGGGCCACTCTTTAGCGTCCTGCGCAGGCTTCCATGCTGCCTTGAGATAGCTCACACCGTCCGACTCCAGACGGGCGAACGGGTAACATAGCACGCGCCCTGACGGCAGCGCGTACCAAAGATGCTGACCGTCAAACATATACGCCACGCGGCCAACAATGAATTCGTGGTTGACATTTCGCATGGCGCGGGTGTAGGCGTCCTCCAGCTTCTGCCAGTAGCGCACGGCCCACGGGTTTGCCCGGCGCCAACGGTCTACGATGCGCTGCGCTTCGTGCTCGTTCATGTGCACGCCGTAAGCGCGGCCCATGGCGCTGAACGCACCGACGCCGCCCGCAAAGCCAAGCGACAGGATGGCGACCTTGCCGATTTGGCGCTGGTCGCCCGTCACGGCCTCGGGTGTGGTGTTGTAGATACCCGCCGCTTCACGCTTGTAAATGTCCCCGCCTGCGCGGAACACATCGAGCACGGGCTCGGCGAGCGGGTCAGCGGAGAGCCACGGCGTCGCGCGGGCTTCTATCGCTGCCCAGTCGGCCACGACGAGAACATGGTCTCGCTTGGGAACGAGAGCGGGCCGCAGCATCCCCTTGAGAACGTCCGTAACGCGTTTGCCGTATCGGGGCACGATACTGTGACCTCGCACCAAGGCTTGACGGGTTGCGTCAGGCTCGGCACTGCACTTACGCGTAAAGTTATGGACTTGGGCGCCGTAGCTAGATGCGCGTCCGGTGGCACTTCCACCAGCAAATATAAAGGCTCCACGGACACGGCTGTCCTCCCCGGCTAGCTGCTTCAAGCGGCTGAACTTAGCGACCGACGACGCCCACAGGTCATCCGCGCACTGCACAACGTCAGCCACGTCAGGTGGGAGCTCATCGGGGTTGTCCATGGCGAGCAGGTTGGCCCGCACGGTCTTGTCAATACTAAACTTTGCCGCGCCGTCTTTGTAGACGGTCATCAGCTTCTTGGCTTCAGGCCCGACGCGGGCGAGCACCCACTCGCGCATCTTGGGGCTGCGCACGGTCGTAATCTCGTTATGCGTGATTTCGCATACCAAGCGCTCGATGTCCTGTAATTCAGATTCCGCGTGACGGATCGCCGCCTCGCAGAGCGGCACATCGACGCCGACGCCGCGATCGTTGACGCGCTCGTTGACGTGGTAATCGGCGAGCTCTGTATCCGATAGGCTACGCATGGCCTTGCTGATCTCGCGCATGACGCGCACGTCCTGCTCGCAGTAGGCGATCATCTCGGCCATGAGCTCGGGGTCGTTGTTGAACGTCCCATCGGCACGCGGGATAGACAGTTGCCGGATCAACTGCGAGCCTCGGTAGTCCTTCTTCATCTTGGACGAAAGCGCGCGGCCTATGTCCTCAAGGCTGCCAGGCAGGCAGTTGGCCCGTGCCTGTGCAGACGTACAGTAGAACTGCTCCAGCGCGAACGGGATGTCGAGCACATGCCAAAAGATGAGCCGCTCAAACGCTGCGTTATGCGCGCGAATCTGGCCCTTGAAGTTAGCGATGCGCTCGGGGAACGGGTACTTGGGCAACCACGTCTCAACCTCGCCATCGTCAAAGGCGTAGGACATGCAGAGCACTTCGGTGCTCGGGTGCTTGGCGTAGTTGTACGCGCCGGCTGACGGTAGGTCACACCGGCTGCGGGTCTCAAAGTCTAACCAAAGTATTGCCATAGAAAGATCGGGGGCCGCAGGCGCCCCCGCTCCTTTTACGCAGCGCGACGCCGACGGGCCGCAGCGGCTGGCGGCGGCGTGTCATCGCCACCTTCAGGCTCGCTCGTAGCCTCTCCTTCCATGGACACCCACTCGACAATCTCAAAGACTGGCGTGTAGATGCGGCCATAGCTCTTGTGCTGGTAGTGCTCCTTCTTCAGATGCACGACTGGCACCGGCTTGCTCTGGTCACGCTCGACCTGCGCGGCGATGGCTGCTGCCAAGGCCTGCACGGCACGCTTGCCGCCCACCGACGTGGTGCTGTAGCGAGCCTCAAGGCCCGCGTCCTCACCCGAGATGCACTTCAAGCTCATGCCAACCTGCGTTTCCCAGCCCTTCTTGCTCTGCGGCGGCGCCGGGTCGAGCTCAGGCAGCGGCTGTGACACCGACACCATCTTCTCGCCGAGCACCTCGCCGTCGCCCCAGGCAATGAAGCCGTGGACGAACGAGAAAGGGTTGACTGCCCACTTGCTATCGGCTTCAGCTTCGGTTTGATCCGCGCCAAAAACCCAATGACCCGTCTTGTCCATCTTGAGGATGGCCGACCCGACAGGGCCGACATCCACTTCGATGCTGCGAAGGGCGGTGGACAGGGAAGTTACCGCAGGCAATCCTGCTTTTGCGAACGCTGTGATATTGGACATTACTTTACTCCTACACTAGTTTAGAAAGGGCCGCAGTCAACTGAGACCCGATTTGCAACACGGCGGGACGGGGATCGCTCTCCGGCGCCATCGTGTTACCGCTTGAGACCGAGATGACCTGATCGTCCGGCAAACCGAGCTTCAGCTTTTTGAGCTTCTTCTCAGCTTGTGCCGGCGAGATCAAACTCGTCTCGGTCACTTCTGTGATCGGCAGCAGGGCACAGAGCGCCGCTTTTGCCGTCTCCTCGTCACGCCATTGGCGTGTGGCGCGCTTCGCTACAAGTTTGTAGCCTGGCACCGGATTACCTGACTCTAGCACTTGCATCGCTAGTGCGCGCAAGTCGCTGATCCAATCCTCAAGCACTGCCGCGCGCTCCAGCATTTGCCCAAGCTGCTCGGCGTCCAGCTCTTTGATCTGCGTCTGCGTGGCGCGATCGACCGCACCCGTCATCAGCGGGCAGATGGGCTTGGCTGCACACCAGCGGCAATGCTCGCCGATCTTGAGCGGCGCGTCAGGCTTGGCCGACTGCTTGACAGCATAGACCAGCTCACGCTCAAACTGACGTACGCGATCGAACGATGTCACCCAGCGCTTGATTTTCGGCGGCTGGACAATGATGCACTCAATTTCTTTAGCATCTTTGAAGACCCACTCAAGCGCCGGCGTGCGGATCGCCGCAGCCGTATAAAATAATAACTGAGGATTATCTTCAGCTTCGACGGCCACTCCGTCGCCAAACTTCCAATCAAGTACAATAGCGCGGTCGCCAATGCGACCAATAAGATCACAAGAACCAAATACGCCCGGCAAAAGATCACCAAAGCTGACGGTTTGCTCGACGGCGTATTCAAGTCGGGCTTCAGGGTCGATTTCATTGATGGCGTCCATGGCTGGGCGAACCTTCTCATCGAGCAGGTCGCCGGTGAGTTTGATGCCGTTGTACTCCATGTCGAGCACATGACGCAGCTCCTTGTCGGAGCCCAACAGCTCGGCCATGACGTTATGCAGCAACGTACCTTCATCGGCGTACTTGCTGCTCGGCTTCGGTGGGACTTTCTGGCAGAGCGCGACACTGCCGGGGCAGTTAATCACGCGCTTGGCGGTGGACCCGCCAACGATATTGCTATGACTCATCGAGGACTCTCCTTTACTGTGTTTGCGCAAGCGTAGACCGGCGCGTTTGGCTTGTCAAGCATTGTTTTATCACGTAGGATTCTCAACATGAGAGAGAAGACGATTGAGGAATACCTGACCTGGGCGGTGGAGCGCGCAGGCGGTGTCACGTTCAAGTTTAGAAGCCCGAGCCAGCGCGGCGTCGCCGATCGCATCGTCTGCCTGCCGAACGGGCAGACGTGGTTCGTGGAGCTGAAGGCCGAGCGCGGGCGGTTGTCGTCACTACAGAAAGTGTTTGCATCTTTAATGGCGCAGACAAACCAGCGTTACAAAGTCATATATTCCATAGAGGAAGTCGATGCTTTCGTTGAGACCGTATCAAGAGCAAGCGGCTGACTTTTTATACGAGCACGACCGCGCGATGGTGCTGGCGCCTGTGGGCGCGGGCAAGACCGCGCTTACCCTTACGGCGATGCGCGATGCAGTACAGGACGGCGTTGTCACGCGTTGGCTCGTCGTGGCGCCGTTGCGTGTGGCGCAACACGTTTGGCCGGTCGAGGCAACCAAATGGACACCCGATTTGACCTTATCCGTCGCTGTAGGCTCGCCCTCTTGGCGACTCAAAGCGCTAGCGTCAAACGCCCGCGTGGTGGTCACGAATTACGATAATTTGCAATGGCTGGCTAAACAGAAAATGGATTTTGACGGCGTGGTGTTCGACGAGCTAACGCGCCTCAAGAATCCGTCGGGCGTTCGCTTCAAGGCGATTCTAAAGGCGCTGGAGCCAGTCAAGATTCGGTGGGGGCTGACGGGCAGCTTTACGTCAAACGGCCTAGAGGATGTGTTTGGGCAATGCAAGATCATCGACCAAAGCCTACTCGGGCGAAGCAAGGGCGCCTTTTTGCAGCAGTATTTTATTTGCCTCAACAGGGAGTATGGCGAGTGGACACCCGCTACCGGCGCGTTGCAGCAGGTGATGGCACGGATCAAGCCTGCGACCTATGTGCTAGAGCCTGGCGAGTACAAAGACAAGCTGCCGCCGCTGCATACCGTAACGCTACGTTGCGAGCTCCTTGACCGCGAGCCCTACGAGAAGATGAAGCGGGACTTTATGGTGGAATTTCCCGACGCACAGGCGATCGCAGCTAACGCGGCGGCTGTCACGGCCAAGTTGCAGCAGATGGCCTCGGGGTTCGTCTACGACACGACCCGCACGGCATCCGATCGCCTCGGCAAGTTTGACGTAACGCAGAAGACGGTGTGGTTTTCTGACCACAAGTTAGAGTTGCTGGAAGACTTGTTAGACGAAAACCAACACGCCAATACGATAATTGTTTACAATTACCAAGCCGAGCTGGAGGCGCTGAAGCGTTGGTATCCGAAAGCGGCGACGATTGACCAACCGGGCGTCATCGACGCGTGGAACCGAGGCGAGATTGAGCTGCTGCTGATCCACCCGAAGTCGGCGGGTCACGGGCTTAACTTGCAGCACGGCGGCAGTCGGATGGTGTTTCTGTCGCTGCCGTGGTCGCTAGAGGAGTACGAGCAGACGATCGGACGGCTGCACCGTAGCGGCCAGCGGCATGACGTATGGGTCTATGTCCTGCAAACGGACAAGACGATTGACGAGAAGATTTGGGCGGCGCTGCATGACAAGCGCGCCATGTCAGACGTAGCAATGTGGGAGCTGAAATGAACTGGCGCGAACTAAACGCACAACTGAATCAGATGGCCGAAACTGAGGTCAAAGCCCTTCTTGACGCCGAGATGGCAGGCCGCCAGCGCGTCACCTTTGTCGAGCGACTGCACCAGCGTTACTGCGCCCTGCGCGCGACACGCGAGCGGGCTGAGATGATGGCCCTACTCGCCCCGCGCTCGCAGGTAGCGTAAGTATTCAGCGCCTTCCTCGGGCGTCCACCAGACCTTGACCATATCGGGATGGTCTGGCGGTAGGCTCGGGTTGATTGTCACTAGGGCGCAGGGGCTGAACGCGTTGTCTCGGAAGCCTCGCTCCTTGGCATAGCGATCGAACACTTTGTAACTGGCGACCTTCATCGTGTGCATCGCAATACCCGTAATCGGGTCTTTGAGCACCGAGTAAGCCGATTCGTGCTTGTGCCCCGCGACATAAATGTGGTCGCGGGTGCCCATAATCGCCGCCTTCATTGGCCCGTGTGCCGGGTTCCAGATTGACGAGCCCGTGTGGTCGTGGCGGCTGTTGACGCGCACCTCGACCCCATTCGGGAAGCGCAGCGCGATGCGCGCCTCGCTTGACTTGTAGAGCGCGTCCTGTTGTTTGGCAATCCAACGCATCGGGTCGCCCGAGCCTGACCACAGGTCGTGGTTGCCGCCGAGTATCCAGAGCCAGTTGCATCGGCCAACGAACCACTCAGCAAGGCGCCAGGCCTGCGCCGCTGACGTACTCTGCTCGCCGTAGAGCTTGGCCAGACGGCCCACCCAGTTGTTCGTGGTATCGCCTACGTTGACGGCGAACAGTCCTTCGGTGTCTTGAACGAGCTGCGTGTGGCGCTCCAGCGCCTCAATGTCGGTGCCGTCGTCATCGACGTGCGGGTCGCCAAAGAACAGGATGCCTATGGCGCCGGGTATTTTGATCCGAATTGGAATCAGTTTCGAGGCTTCTTCGTGGTCGCGCTTATGCGCAAACTGCCGTTTGCGATGCTCGATAAGCTGCTCAATGGGTACGTCGTCATCGGGCAGCGGCGTAAATGAGTACCCCGGCTTTTCAACGGGCTGTTTTACGGAGTTAGAACGATACGTTGACTTCGGAATTGTGTACCCCTTGGCCGTCATCTTTTTTAGCCGCATCAATAGGCTTCGTTCGTTTAACCCTAATTTAGCGGCGGCTACTGCTCGGATGCCGTTAGCGTCTTGTACTGCCTTTAGAATTTCATCATCAGTAGCTTTTGAATACATCGTTTACTCCATCGTTGTAAGCATCTGCTGCAACAAGTGCCCAAGCCGATCCACAAGCTGTTCGTCGCGGGACAAGTCATCATGCCCTGCCACGTCAAGCATGGCGTGAGTTGCTTCATGAGCCCATACCTGTTGGCGATTCGTGCCTTTACAAGAACTTAGAATATGAATTTCATATTTGTCTGGAAGCCACATTCCAACACAATTCTTGCCATGCCGCCACTTTGAAGGCGGAATGGTTTTTACCTTGATGGTGTGGCCAGCAAGTTGAAAACGCTGGGGGATACCGTCGTCGCGCGTTACGGCGTCGGTTGTGCCCACTTTTGCAGCGCACGCAACTTTGCGTTTTGCGCGTCGCATTGCGCGGCTAGCTCTCGTAACTCGGGCCCGATGTCTGGCCCTTGTTCAAAATTTGTTCCAGCCGATCCTGCACTGCTCCCGGTGGTGGAGGCGGCTCCATCAGCTCCTTGGGCGGCGCTACCGGCTGGCACTGCGGCGGGCTCACGGCACAACCGGACAGGAGTATTGCGAACAGGGCGGCGAGCAAGACTAGCCAATTCGGATGCGTACGCAGACGAAGCCATTTCAGCGCGTATGCGATTAGCACGCTCGGTCCGTAGTTCAGCTTCCAGACGCTCCACTTGAGGGCGGATTTCTTCACGGCCTTGCTCCCGAAATGTGTGTGCCGCGTAGACTGCCAGCAACCCTAACCCGGCAGTCAAGATCAAATGCGGCGCGTACTTCAGTAACCAGTAAGGCACTACTTTACACCATTGTGCTCAAAACTGTAGTGGTTGCCGTCGTCAAACCGCCCGCCCCAGCGCGCAAGCGGGTGCTGTTGCTCCCACCATTCGCCAAGCGGTTTGTGGTCTTCGGACTGTTCCAGAAACTCTCCGTTTCGGAACAAGTTGAGATCAATAGCCAAACGCACCTTATGGGCGCTGTTGGGATGGCTATAGGACTTACGTACGCCTAAAGCGCCGTGGACTCTGGGGTCTCTGTAGGCGTCGCCTAGTGAGACCTCATAACCCAGCTCGTAAGCCTTCTCAATCAGTTTGGCCACCAGACGGGCGAACACACGTTGCTTTTGGCCTAACGTCACGGCTTGTCCGCTTTGTCGTCCAGCTTGTCGTTTATGCGCATCAGCATCGTTTTGATTTCGTCGATGTCAGCGCGATAGTCGGCACGGGTCACATACGTCAACGGCAGCGCACGCACGTCACGATCCAGTCGTTCGATGCTGCGGCTAATGTTGTTGAGAATCCACCCGCCAAACAAGCCAGCGATTCCTATGATGATGTTAAAGAGAATCTGCCCGTCATCCATCACACGCTCCGTAGCACTAGGGTGACAAGCCAGCTAATCAGCGCTCCCGCCGATAGCCACAGCAGCTTTTCGACCCAATCAATCCGTTTCTCTAGTCTTGCTACCCGGTCTGCGACGGACTTGACCTTGTGGCCGTAGTCCGTCTTCAGCAGGCGCAAGTCCTTGGTTTCGACCGTCACTTCTTATCGGCAAGCGCCTGCGTCGTAATCGTACGCAGCACTAGGTTCGTGACCGCACCAACCAGCAAGATTGACGCCGCGACATCTTGGCCGAACAGCGTCGTCAGGTGCCCAGCAAACATTTCGATGCTAGCAAGCAACGCCAGCATGACGTTCCACCACACCGTTTTGGATTTAAGCGCACCTTTGATTGACGGGGGCATAGTCGTCTCCTTATCGAGCTAATTGATTTTGACGGGCTTCAGCGCCTGCGAGGGCGTTTGTTACTACAGCCGCCGGGGCTGCCGCGCGCTGCGCTGCTGCGCCCGCGCGACGGACACCGCCGGTGATCTCCTGCACAGCCCCCGCGCGGCGTTGCGCGGCCTCAAGGGCAAGCGCAGCCGTCTCGGGTTGCAGCATGTCAGTGGCGATTTCAATAGCGAGCTTGCGGTCAATCTTGCCAGCCAAGCGCTTTAGGATCGCGTTGGCCACAGTCGTGACGCGGTTAAGCAACGTCGGCATCGTCACGCCGCCTGCCGCCTCGACCAAGAGCTGCGTGCCAGCCGTCTCAGCACTGGGGCCAGCCGGGCGTGCCGCGCGAGCTTGCTCGCGGTAGAGCGCCTGGCGCGCCAAGTCTTTGCGGATGTCCTCAACGATCTTGACCTGCCCCGGCGTTAACACGTCGGAGAGCTTTTCATAGCGCGGCGCGCCCACGGTAGCGCGCTGAATTGTCTGCGGCGCAGCTTCAACCGCACCCGCAAACGCTGCCGGGCGGAGCTTCTGCTCGCCTTGCAGCGCTGAAGTCAGCTTGCTCTCAAGGTATTGACCAACTTCCATCTGGTTGATCGGGCCGCTCTGCCGCGCGAACGTCTCGCGGGCGCCTTTGTAGCTGCTTGCCTTGCCTTCCAGCCAATTCAAAAATTCCGCGCGAGTGCCTGCGATCGCAGCGGCTTCGGACTTGCCGATACCAAACGTCGCGGGGTCGCGGATCATGTCGTCAAAGGCCATCTTGACGTGGTGCAAGCTCTGCACCGGGTACTGCGCGACCTGAGCCGGAACAACTACTTCGCGCGCAGGCACGCCGCCGGGGCCAAGAATGGACGACGGGATGCGCTGCTCGGGCATGTCTTTGCCGATCACAAACGGCTGCTTGCGCTCGGCAGCAAGGTTTGCCGCGCGCGCCATCACCTTGTCCATAGACGGGCGCGACAGCAAGTCACGGAACACATCGTCCACGTCTACGAGCTGCTTGCCTGCCGCGCCGTAGTTGGTTTTAGCCGTGGCGTCGCGGACTTTCTTAGCCGTCTCAAGCTGGAGCGGCGTGCCGCCCACCTCGCGGATAGAGGCCGCGCGAGCCGCGTCCTGCTGCTGGCGACGGGCCATGTACGCGGACGGCAGAATCTTCTCTGCCGACTCTTGCAGCGCCGAAAAGCGCGTCGCGCCTACAGGCGCTGCGGCCTCGCCAGCCGTCGGCGTAGCGCCCGGCACAATCTCAGGCTGCTGACGCAACGCGTTGATAATCTCCGGCGCGCGGCCTTCAGCAGCCTCAAGCAGCACGTTGGCCTTACCGCCGATCGCAGCGCGTTCCAGCGCGTTAATACCCGCGCGACCAGCCGCCGCCGCAGGTGCCGTAATGACGCGTGTGGGGTCCGTAACGCGGGAGACCGTGCCCAGCACTTGACCGGCACGTCCCGGTGCCGCTACGGCACCCGCGCCCGCTAGCGTAGACACGTCGGCGGCGAAGCCAACGGGGTCTGTAGCAATGGTGTTCTTGAGCGCCTCAACGCTGCCGTAACGGTCGCGGTAGACA